AGCCGATTACAAGTCTGGTACTATAGACAAAGATACTTATGCATCCATGGTTCTTCCTATGATGAATGCAAATTGGGATAAATTACCACCTAATATACAAATAGAGAGAATACAAAACTTTACAGGAAAAACACCACCTTATGAATTAATTGGAAGTGAAAAAGAAATTAATGAAAATGCTGCTGCAGAAATATCAGCTATTAATTCTGAAGTAATGACAGCATTAAAAAATTCTAAAGGTGATAGAAAATTAATTAATGCAATATTAAACAAAAAATCTAAAAGTGAAAATGAAGTTTGGGCAGATGTTCAATCTAAAATTAAAGCAACTAAATTGGCTGAACTAAGTACTAAAGAAATACCAGAAGAATTAGTAGGTATTCCAGTTGGCACATCTTCTACAGCACAAGATTCTAATTTAGCATGGAGCCGATTTAAAAAAACTAAAGAGGGTGATAAGTGGATGCAACGATACAAAACTCTCCAAGATAAAGCTAAACTAGATGTAACAGCAGCAAAAACTTTTAACGCTTTTTTAACTATAATGGATATAAATGACACAGTAAAAGAGCAGAATTTTAAAATAACTGACCTAGGTACAGAAATAAAAGGAGTTAATGCATCAACTAGAGCAATTTTTGAAACTTATAAATATGTATACAATAATTTTTATAATGCTTTAGATGCACAAACAGTATGGAATAATGGACAAACTACTATAGACAAAATTAATACAGTATTAAATAGTGATGTTATATTTAATAATGTCAAAAATGTTATTCAAGATAGAGAATTTGTTGAAAGAACACTAAAATCTCAACATAAGAATAAAGATTTTGTTGGAATTATACCTTTTAATATTGTTTCAATAGATAACAAAGCTATCATACCAAAATATAATGAAGAGGGTAAACAAATAGGTAAAGAAAGTATTGTATTACCTATGCAAGTTTATAATGCATTATATAAAGATTATCTGGAACAAAAGAAAAATAAAAATTTAACTGCTTGGAATAATATTCAAAGGGATATTAGACTAAATAGACCTGAAGCAAGTATGTTTTTAGCTTATATTGCTAAAAATTATAAAAAAAAAGCTGAAGAGTTAAAAGCTGAAATTATATCTTCAGATACTACAGATAAAGATTGGATTATAACAACGAACAATAATGAATTAGGAGTCTTTTCAAAGAAAAAGGATGGCTTTAAATCTTTTGATAAACTTAAAGAAGAAGGACAGTTAGAAAATTTATTAAAACTATATCCTGAAATTGAACAGCATCCAAAATATATTGAATGGCTTAAAAAACAAAAATAACTAGGAGGAATGTCTCATGGACACAATTGAAATTAAAGACAATCTTTCTATTACCGATAAAAATTCCAAAATCCCAATAGAAAATAAAAGCTTGATTAGTGAAGAACTAATTTTTCAAGATGCTATACCTTTATCTAAAGAAAAAAAAGAAACAATAACTATTAATGAAGAAGATATTTTTAAAGATTCAAAACCTTTAGAAGTAGAAGAAGGATATAATTTTTATAATGACCTTAAAAAACTTGAAGAAGAACAAGAATTAAAAAATAAAGAATTAGGATTAAAAAGTAAAGATACTGAATTAATTTTTACTAATACTGAACAAATGTCAGAGCCAAGTGCATGGGAAAAGCTACAATATGGTTGGGCTAAAAATGATATGGTATTTGGTAACATTCTTAGAATTGGAGAAAATATTTGGGAATCTGCTTTTAATGATGAAAAAACTTTTAAAGAAGCTGCTATTGAAAATGCTCAAATAGAACAACAAGAATTTGAAGAAACATATGCTAAATTTTTAAGTGGAAAATATGATGGAGCTTATTCTGGTATAGGAGAAGCACTTACTTATGTATTAGACCCATATTATTTAATGGGTTATACACTTGGAAGTAAAGCTTTAGCTAATCCTATGAGTTCAGCAATTTTAAATGCAGCATTATTAGGTGGAGATACTTTAATTGAACAATTAGCTAAAGAAGGTGAAATTACATCATGGGGTGAGATAGCTACAAGTGCTGGAATAGGAGGTGGAATTGGTTTAGTATTCCCTTATGGTGGAAAACTTTTAAAAAAATATTTACCTTCTGGTTTAAAAGATAAAGCTTCAACTATTTCAAAATTTATTGATGATAAAATAGCAAAAAAAAATAATTTAACTTCTTCTGAATTATCATTAGTTAGAAGTGTAGCTCAAAAAGAACCAGTTAAACAAATTACAAAACAGATTGATTCTTTAATAACAAGCCCTGGATTTAAAGCTAAGGGTTCTAATTTTGTAGCACCTATTAATAATGCTAGAACTAAATATGTTAATCTACGATTTAAACTTGCTAAAGAAATAAAAGATATTAAAGAGTTAAAGAAATTAACATCTAAAACTAAATGGGGTTCAGAAGTAGCTAAAAAAGAAGCATTAAAATCACAAGGTAAAAAACTTACTGACTTAAGAATACAAGGAAAATTAGCTAAGGAAGCTTGGAAAAAAGAAAAAGAAAGATTAACAAAAAGACAAGTTGAAAGAATAAATAAATATTATAAGCTTGAAGGAGATAGAACAGCAGCAATTTTAAGTCAATTAACTAATAACTATAATGTTGGTGAAAAAGTTTTAGTTAGTATTTTAGCAAATTTAACTAAACCTTTATTTGGAGCTTTAGGTGGAGGTGCAGCCAATATTGGGTTTGCATTAATGGGTGGAGATGTTGAAGATGATTTAGGTGCTTGGATGGCAGCAGGTGCTGTATTTGGTTATAGTCTTAAAGCTGTTTCAAAAAGTATAAACATTCCATTAGCTCAAAAAGATTCTTATGGTAGAGTAATTAAAAATATTGGTACAAGATTTGCTTTACAAAAAGTAAGAGAGATAACAGCAGGAACATTATCAACAAAATTAAATTCTTTTGGTGGTACTACACAAAAAATTGGTAGACTTTTATTAAGACAGATTGATGATTCAATGTCATCAAAATCTGTTATTGCTAATGCTGATGCTATGGAAAGATATTTATTAAGAAAGGCATCTGATATACTTAAAAATTCTACACCTGAAGAACAACTTGCTGCAATAACTATTAATAGAGGAAACCAAATAGCTAAAAATTCTGCAAGTCCAAAGGTATTAAAATTAGCATCTGATTTAAAAAGTTGGATGGATGAAATTAATTTATTAGCTTCTAATGTTGGATTTAAATCTTCTCAAAAAATAGATGATTATTTTCCAAGGGTATTAAATTTTGATGAAATTAATAAAGACTATGATAAAGCTCATAGAATTTTTACATCTATATTTAAAAACAATTATAAGCTAACTGATGATAAAGCTAAGAAAGCAGCTACATCTTATTTAGAAGCAGGAGCAGGTGAATCTGGAAGTGTAATTAATGCTGCAGCTTGGAATAAAATTATTTCAGGAATGGAAGTTGGTGTTGTTAAAAATTTTCCTGGAGCAAGTGATGATTTAATTCTTACTCCTATGTCAGAACACCTAGTACAAAAACGAGTTCTGCAAGGTCCATATGAAATAGTTGAAAAAGTATTAGAAAAAAATAATTATTTAGTAAATGATTTACAAGAAATTTTACCAAAAATAGTACAAGATTCTGTTAAATCTATTGCGTTTGCTAGAACTTTTGGTAAGAATGGTCAATTATTAAAACCTTTATTACAAGAAATAAAAAATAAATATGATGATATTGGTAAACCTGAATTATTAAATGTAGGTGGAAAAAGATTTACAGCATTAAATGAAGCAAGAAATGAAACTAAATTAGTATTAGATGCAGTTGATGCATACTTTGGAAGATATACTGGAATGGGTTCTGCTGGACAATTAAAAAATACTGTTGGTCTTCTTACTATGTTATCTAATTTAAATATGTTAGGTAGAGTTACGATTGCATCTTTAGGTGATTTAGTACAAATTTTTCAACACTCTAGTAATTTTTCAGCAGCATTAAAAGGTATGGCAAGAACTAATATAAGAGGTAAATGGGAAAAAGGATTAGCAAAAGAATTAAATTATGATATAACAAATGAATTAGCTAAATCTGTTCAAAGAACAGCAGCTTCTAATGAAGAACAAATGCTTTTAAATAATAAATGGATAGGTAACTGGGGTGTAAAAGATACTCTAAATGCAAATTTCTATAACAATTTAGCATTTAAAGCATTCGGATTAGAATGGTTAACAGGTTATGCAAGAAGATTTGCATATAATGCAGCAACATTTGATGCTTTTACTTTATCAAGAAATTTTTATAAAGTAGTTAATGGAGCAAAAGGAGCAGAAAGTAAACAAGCTATTAAATTACAAAAAGATTTATTAGAAAGATATGGTATTAAAAGTTCTGAAGCATTAAACATTGGACAATATAAAAATCTTAAAACAGCTATTAAAAATAAAAATGCTAATTTAAAATTAAATGATGCAGGAATAAGAGGTGCAAATAGAGATGCATTAATTCCTCAAGTAGATAATAGATTATTATTTACACAAAGTAAAACACCATGGATTAGAATGTTAGGACAATTCTTATCATGGGCACAGGCAAAATCAGCATCAGCAAATAGAGTAATAAAAAGAATTGAAGATGGAGATGCAACATTATTAATAAAAACATTAGCTACTATTCCTATTTATTCAGCAATACAACAATTAAGAGAATACGCAAAACATGGATATGTAGTATCAGACTGGAATAATAATAAAAAAGAATTACTAGCAAAATCATGGCAGTTATCAGGTAATGTAGGTTGGCTTAGTGATTTAATTTTTAACAGATTTATGGGTCCAGGCAGTCAAAAAAAAGGAACTAATTATTTTGTATTTGCTCCTGCACTTAATACAGCTACAAATTTATTAATGGGAGGTGTAGATTGGTTAGGTGGCAGAAAAGAAGCAGCAAAAAAAAGATGGGAAAGGTATGTATTACCTATTCCTGGGTGGAGAAGATTAATAGAAAAAAAATGGTTTCCTAGAACTCCAGATGCTAACACATCTTTTAAACAAGGACTTTCTACAGGAGGAAGAGTAGGTTATGAAACTGGAGACGAAGTTATATTACCTAAAGAAAAACCAAAGGATATAAATATGAATATAAAAGATACAGCAAAAGCAGCAGTAGTCGCAGGAACAGTACTGGCTAATGGAGTTAATGCAGAAATACCTACATTTGCTGAAGGAGTAAAACAAAAATATCCTTCAAATGAAGCAGGAGTTATTATAGAAGAAGCTAAAAAAATTGAACAGCTTGAAAACGAAATGAAAAAAGCTGAAGAAAATAAGATAATACCAAAGCAAAAGTATAAAAAGATTCCTGAATTAGAGCAACCTAAAAAAGAATTTTTATTTAAGATGGCATCTGATGTATACCAAACTAATATAAATAATGTAGTTCCTAATGATATTCTTATAGCAATGGCTGCTCATGAAACAGGATGGGGAACTTCAAGATTTTATAATGAAGGTAATAACTATTTTAATACAGTAGCTGAAAAGGGAGAGCCATTTATTAAAGCATTAAAATCAAATCAAAAAGTTTCTAAACATGATTTACCTTCTGATAGTATTAACAAATGGTTAAATTGGGTTAACACAAAAGACCATTATAAACCTGTTAGAGATACCTTAAATAAATATAAAGAAGGTAAGGCAACTAAGGAAGATATTATCTTATCTATTGCAGCTACTAATTTTGCTCAAGATAAGAAATGGGCAGATAAAGTTATCTATACTCTGAATAATAGAATAAATGGTAAGAATAAAGAGGAATTAAAGTCCTTATATAATAGCTTATTTGTTGACAAGTAAAGAATTTCCTACTATAATATAGGAAGTAGTAATGTCCATTGTGGAGTTACTCAATTTAAATCGCTTAACGAAAGGATTAATATGACAAATTACGATTTAATAAACTTTGACCCATTCAAAAACTTCTCTATCGGTTTCGATAGAATGTTTGATTCATTGAATGAAGTCTCTAAGATAAATACTTCAAACTTTCCACCATATAATATCAGAAAGATAAAGGATGGTAAGTATCAGGTAGAGATGGCATTAGCTGGATTCTCTAAAGCTGATATCAAATGTGAGTTACAAGATGGTATACTTACAGTTGAAGCAAAGAAAGAACAAAAGGATAGTGAGAACTTGATTCATCAAGGGATTGCGTCAAGAAGTGTTTTAAGGAAGTTTACTTTATCAGAGTATATGAAGGTAGATGAAGCTGATTTTAAAGATGGTATGCTTAAAATCAAACTCTATCAAGATTTACCTGAGGAGAAAAAACCTAAGACAATAAAGATTAAGTAATTAGTCTTTACTGTAATGGTGGTATCAGGAGAAATCTTAACCAGCTTTACTGGGTAGTAGCCCTGCTCTGCCACCATAAAAAATTATGACACCAAGAACTAAAACAGATACTATTGTTATTCATTGTGCAGCAACCAAACCTTCTATGGATATTGGTTATGATGAAATTAGAAAATGGCATGTGGAAGACAATGGTTGGGATGATGTTGGCTATCATTATATTATAAAAAGAGATGGCACATTACAAACTGGAAGAGATGAATCAATGGTAGGTTCTCATGCAAGACAAGTTAATGGAACCTCTCTAGGAATTTGTTTAGTAGGTGGTGTTAACGATAACAATGATTGGGAAAATAATTTTAATGATGAACAATTTGAAACATTAAAAACAATTGTTCTTAAACTTAAAGATAAGTATCAGATAGAAAAAATTATTGGACACTATGAAGTAGATGATGTTAAGAAGTGTCCTTCCTTTGATGTAACAGAATGGAAAGAAAACAATGGCTTGGTTTAGTTTAGCAAAGATAGCTCTTCAAGCAGGAGCTAAAATATATTCAAACAGACAAAGAGCAAAGGTTGCTATGTCTGATGCACAGCTTTTACACGCAGAAAGACAAGCTCGAGGTGAGGAAGAATACCAAGGCAAACTTTTAGAAGCTAGGCAAAATGATTATAAAGATGAATTTGTACTCGTTATAATTTCTGCTCCGATAATTGTGTTAATGTGGGCAGTCATGTCAGATGACCCTGCAGCAATGGAGAAGGTAAAACTTTTCTTTGAATACTTTCAATCACTTCCTTCTTGGTTTACTAACCTATGGATTTTAGTAGTTGCAAGTATTTTTGGTATAAAGGGTACACAAATATTTAGAAATGGTAAAAAATAATAAGTATTAATATGTATAATAATAGCTGGATATTACAGCAAACTCTTAAATCTACACAGGAGAATAGGAAAGATGGACTTCAACCTATTAAAACATTTAAGAAGAAAACAAAACGCAAGAAGAATTTTGGAGAGAAGAGAGAAGCTTGAATTAATTTGGATGCGTTATCTAATTATTATATTATGTTTATTAATTGTTTTAACAGGAATGATAGGATAACACTATGAAATTATCAGATTCAACAGCAATAAGTATGCCTATGCGTAACTTAATAAGTATAGTTATCGCTATAGCTGTGGGCGTTTGGTCTTACTTTGGAATAGTAGAAAGATTAAATAAGCATCAAACAACATTAGAGTTAATGGCAAAAGATTTAGAACAAAACTCAGAGTTTAGAATTAAATATCCTAGAGGAGAACTAGGTCAGTCGGCTGGAGAAGCAGAACTCTTTATGATTGTAGAGCATGTTAGTTCTTTAGTTGAAGATATTGAAAAAGAAATTAAATCAATGAGACATAATGCTGTTAATATAGAATTTCTAAAAGAACAAGTTAAAAAATTAAATCAAGATGTCGAAAAAATTATTAGAAATGGACATAGTAAAAACACTAACTAAATTATTAAATTATATTTTTGGTAAAAGATGTAAGTGTAAAAGAAATGTTAGATAAAATTTTAGCTATACTTGAAACTCTAAGTAGTAAACTTAATGTTTGGGCTTGGAATAAAAGGTGGGCTAATAGAAATAAAGGAACAGGATATAGAAAATGATAGAAGTAGTTTTTGCATTAATACTTACATTGAATGGAACAATGATTGAGCATGTTCATAAGGACTCATTAAGCTCATGTCTAAAGTCCAAGCGTATAGCACAGAATGAAGTTAACCCTGAGAGAGTAGTCTTTAGTTGTAAAAAAGTTAAAGCTAAAACTGAAATCTATATGGGTCAGAAAAAAATATTAAAGATACTAGACTGATGACAAATTGGTTATTGGTTATGTCAGTATGTTCAGTCATACATGGTAATTGTCTGCCTTCATGGGAAGCAGGAGTTTATAATTCTTTTTATGATTGTGGAACAGCAGGAACTATAAGAACTTTAAATGAACTTAGAGCTGTTGGACCTGAAAAATCTAACAAATATCAAATCTTTGTAACTTTTACTTGTACTCCGATTCAAGAAAGTTAAGTATGGAATACATCTCTAGCTATTTTTTCTAGCTCGTCATGTAGTTCTGTAAAATTAGCATTACATTCCCTTAACATTGCAGCAATAACCCCAGCATTTTCTTTTTTAAAATGTAATGGTATCTTATCATTAGGATATTTTTTAAATTCTGTAATGAATTGTCCTTGATTATTTATAATCAATTTAAATCCCATAAGTTCAGCTTCTTTACGCTTAACTCTTTTCTTTTGTTTAAGTTTTCTTAACTGTGGCATTATTCTTTCTCAATAAATCAATTATAAAATCATCTTCAGTTTCAGCTTTAGTTAATTTTGTTGATGGTTTATCGCCTTGTTTAAAAATCTCTACACTTTTTACTCTTATAGGATTAATCATAAAGATAGGAAGCTTTGGATTGTCGTGGCTCTTTACCATAAAGAAACCATCTTCAGCTATCCCAAAGGTTTGAATATTTTTTATATCAATATCATCTTGTCCAACTAGACAAAGACGCATATTATATATAGGAGGTTTACCAGTATTAATAGGTTTGCCATTAATACCTATTACATTATCCTTGTTCATTTTCGTAAGACTTATCTTCTGAATAATTTTTACTTACAAAACTAGGTTCAGTTCTAACTTCACCAGTAATTCCTGATTGATAATCATCATCTACTAAACTATCTACACTTGTAGTATAAAAAGAATTTAATTTTTCATTATTCTTTTTTATTTTCTTTTTCAAATGTTCTTTTAGTTCTGCGATAATAACAAATAATATTTTATCTATAGTATCATTTATACCATACATAGATAAATCATTAAGTGCAGCTATCAATCTTCTAAAACCTCTTGCTCTTTTTTCTAGTTGTCTTATTTGTGCTTCTGATACATCACTCATCATAATCCCTTTCTAATATCATTTCAAGGTAGTGCATAGCTTTCTCTATATCTTTACGCTTCCCTTTATTTTTATGTCTACAGATATACTTTATAGCATTTCCTTCTGCAAACTCTAAATGGTTTTCATTTATAAAATGAGCAGGTTGTATTTTCATTTTGTTATAATGATTACCTCCTACTTGTTTATCCAATGAGTCATAAGTTACTCCCTTAAATATATCTTTACTTGTCATTTAAAACCTTATTGGTCCTTCCTTCATATATCGTTCTCTTTTTTTATCTTGTTCATTAGGTTCTAAACTTTTATTCAAATCATCTATAGTCCAATGAGGATTACGCTTTAGTTTTTTAACTATCCATTTATATGACCATGGTTGTAATCTCAAAGTAGTTCCATGCCAGTAGTGTGTTTGGTTTGGCATAAACATTAAGACATTTTTAATATTGATTTTAGTTTGTTCATCAGGATTTAATAATCCTTTTAACCATTCAACAAGAATACCTTTAGCTTTATTCCTAATTCTACTCATCTCTTTTGTATTCATTTCTTTCCCTCCAATAATCTAAAAACTTTTTATCTTCAAAATATTTTGCAATCATATCAGGTGGTACTTGTTCTGTAACAATACACTCGTAAATGATTTCGTAATCTTTTTCCTTAACTATCATCTTTATCTAGCTTTAATAATTTAAAATTCTTTTCTCTATCAAAATATCTATAACTCATACGAACAGGTTGAAACTTATAAACATAATCAAAGACAATCTTTTCATCTAAAGACTTACAACTATAAACATCTAGTTGAACTAATGCAGGATTTAATTCATCCCATGAGTGTAAAGTTATATGGGATGTTTCAATAATCGTAACACAAGTTAAACCTCTATTACCTTTCATATCACAATACTTTGCATAAGGTCCTCCTAATACTTTCATATCTATATCTTTAATTAAAGACCTCATCCACTTTTTAATTCCTTTTAAATCTTTAGGTGGCTCTAAAGTTTCTGCTCTAACTAGCAGATGCTTGTGTTTTAATTCCATCTTCAAATTCTTTCGTTATATCTTCTACATTAGGTTCTTTAACTACATCAGCCATGAACACATTCTTATTTGAATATTTAAATACTCTTAATCCTTTACCTTTATTAGCATCCTTATAACACTCAAACTTATGTATACAAAATTGACAACCAACTGGTATAACTTTGTTTCCATTCTTCTCTGTCTTTAAAGGATAACATCTTTCAGGTGGTGTATCTTTATTTAATTTATTTTTTAAATCTTTTATTAAAGTTTTAATATCAGGTTTAGCTAAATCTTCAGGTTTATAAAAACATATATCACCACTTGATTTATCAGCAACAAGAAAACCTCCTTTGTTAGTTCCACTAGCTGTTTCATATCCTGATAACTGGGCGTGGTACCCAAATGGGTCATCCTCTAATAACTCTCCATTCTTAAATTTTTTAAAACTATAAGGTGATGCTGACTTAACATCACAAACTTCTCCATCTACTTTAGCATCCATATGTCCATTGACATCATCTATCTTTACTTTCTTTTGTCTATCTTCTACTTTATGTCCTGATAATTCTGTTAGATATAATAGTAAATGTTCAATGATATGACCATATAAAAATTTTAAATTATTACTTGCATCATATTCTTTTGTTTCTTTAGGTGAATACTTATCATACCATAATTGTCTTGCAGGTTTACCTAAAATACTCATTCTTAATTTACCATCATACTTTTCTTTTTTAGGTGGTGTGTTCCAAGCAATGACAGCTTCCTTAATGTTATTAAGGAAATCATTCATATTCTTTTCTGTTATCGGAGCAGGAGTACCATTAGCAATGTTAGCAATTAATTTTTTAATATCAATTGCTACATCATCAATGCGTTTCTGCCCAGTTGTTTCCAATTTTGTATTCGCCATCTAATTTACATCTCAAGTTAAATTGTTTACCAGCATCTACTATTGCTTGTACTGCCAGTTTCCCAAACTCTTCTGCTCTTCCTTCTTCAACTTCATACTGAAATTCATCATGTACATTTACTACAGGATAAGCTTTGATTTGTTTTCTTATAACATATTCATCTAGCAATGTCAACGCTTTCTTCATAACACAGGCACCAGCACCTTGCAATAAAGTGTTTAATGCAGCGTGAGGATGCCTGATTATTATTTTTCTTTGGTCGAGTCCTTTGAGCCAGTTTCTGCTAGATTTAGCAACTCCATCCACTTTTTCTCGTAAGCGTCTAAGACTTGGTGTAGCTCTAAGAAATTTTTCTTTAGCTCTTTCGCCATCTCTTTCCGAACCTCCAATGATACTTCCGATTTTTTTGGAACCTGCTCCATAGATGAAAGCGTAGATAAAAGTTTTGCTCTCATCCCTTGACCGAAGACCAGCAGCCATTTGATTTGCTGTGTGTATATCTCCATTAAGGATTTCATGTGTGTACCTTTCGTCATTCATGTAGTGTGCTAACATCCTTAACTCAAGCCCTGATGCATCCACGCCTACTAATTTATAACCTTTGTCAACAATCCATAACTGCCGACATTCTTTACCATATGGAGAGTACACAGCAGGAATTTGTGCCATATTGGGTGATTGATGCGACATCCTTCCAGTAATTGTGCCATTGGTAATTACTTTACCATGTACTCTTCCATCTTCCTTAATTGCTTCAACCCAAGAACTGACTTGAGCAATTCTTTTTTGTAGCATTAAGTATTTATTTATTAATTTAGCTTCAGGTATATTAGTTATTTCAGATAAAACTTTTTCGTCTACAATGATATGTCCTTTATCTGTTTTCTTTTTAGGTTTCCATCCTAACTTAACTAATCGTTCTCCTATCTGTTGCCTAGAACCTAAATTAAATTCTTTATATTTAACCTTTGTAAAAGGAACTCCCTTTACATATCCTCTAGCTTTATTATTAACCTTAGGTATAAATGTTTCCTCAATCTTTAATGGAGGAAATGTTGCCCTAACTTTATTTTCCAACTCGGTCATGTCTTCTTGAAATTTACTTTGCAACATATAAGCATTAACAATATCTATTTTAAATCCTCGTTCATGTTGTTTCTGAACTATCTTTGCAACCTTATGTTCCAAGTCAACTGACTCTCCAAAATCTTTTATTCTTGAATAAAGAAATTTATATAATCTTTCAGTTAAAGCAACATCATTTCTACAATACTTTAACATCTCTTCACTAAAGAAATCAAATTGTTCAAACTCAATTTTCTTTTGACCAAGTTTTAATCCCCAATTCCTTAATGAATGTCCACCATCTATCATAGGATTTAACAACCTAGATAGAACAAGTGTATCTGTTATCTTACAATGTTTAAATAAATCATAACCAAAAAATCTATTCAGTACTGGTATATCAAATCCAATTATGTTATGACCGATAACTTCTTTAGTTTGTTTTATAAACTCTTCAAACCTATGTAAATTATTTTCTTTGAATTGATAGTAATCATTCTTATGCTTACAAACTATACACCAAATTTTATCTGCTGTTAGTGTAGTCTCAATATCAAAAATTACTTTATCAAAAGTCATCAGACTGTACCTCTACTAATCTTCCAGTATCTATATTATACTTTAGATTACAACATGGTCCAGTAATTCCTGAAAATCTATTCTTTAATACTCTAACCCTTGTTGTATTTCTAATATCAGGGTCGTCATTTTGTGCATCTCTTTCTAATCCAATGACCATATCACTAAGCTGTCCGATACTAGCCGAACCTCTTAATTGTGATAAGGATGTCGCTGCACCTTCTTCATGTCCTTTACCATCAGGTCTTCTTAAATGAGATACAACCATCATAGCAACACCAGTCTCTTGTACAAGTGTTCGTAATCTTGTCATGATTTCATCTAATGCTCTTCTCTCATCACCATGACTTTGGTCTGATACAATAATACTCACATGGTCTATAATAATATACTTACAATCTAAACCTTTTGCTAAAAATCTAACCCTTGATACAATATTATCAATTGAATTGGAACCAAAATGGTCATACATAAATACTCTACCAGTACCTACTGTCTTATCAAAGTAGCTTTTTAATTCTTCTTTACTTACATGAACATCAGGTAAATGTAATCTTTGATTAGCTTCAATGCTCATTAAACCTTTTGAAGTAATGACTGGAGTTTCTTCTAACATTAACAATCCAATATTATCTTTAGTAGATTTAACCATATGATGAACAACTTCTCTCATCACTTGTGTTTTACCTAGTCCACTACCTGCTGTAAATGTAACTAACTCTGCTGGTCTAATACCATAAGTTATTTTATTCATCCCTTCAAAAGGATATTGAACAAAGGATTGAATAGTTGGTTTAGCTATCTCATCAAATAAAATATTCGCATTTATAATTCCATCAGGAGCAAATACTTTTGCATCCCAAAAAGATTTTACATATGCTTGTATTTTATTTTTAGTTAAACAATCTGAAGCATCTTTTAAATCTTTAGGTAAATGCATAATCTTACATTTCCCTGGGCTAAAGAGTTCAGCTACCTTTAATGCTCCATCAATTCCATGTTCATCATTATCAAAATTAATAATGACATTATCAAAATTATTTTCTAACCATTCAAGACTACCTTTAATATCTTTAACTGCTGAAGTAATTCCATTCTTAATACTAACAACAGGTGTCTCATACTTATCTGTCTTAAACATTTGATAAGCTGATAAACAATCTAACTCACCTTCAGTTATAATTATATATTTATTTTTAGAGAATAAATGCTCTCCAAATAATCCTGAGTTCTTTGTATTACCTTGAATACTAAACTCTTTTAATTTTGTAAATCTTGTTTTAGTTGCAATCTTTGAACCCTGCTTATCGTGATAAGGATAATAATGATTAGTTATATTACCCATACTATCTATCTTAACAGTCACTCCATACTTTTTACAAGTATCTGTTTTGATATTTCTATCAACAATTTCTGCAAAGTCTGATTGATTT